CGTTAGAACAATACGCAATAGTCAATACTTGCAACAAATACAAGAGGTTGACGATACACAATTTGCATCTTTGCTTTGTGAGGAAGGTGCATTGGTTAAATTGGGATCATATATTTATGTTGGAATAGATGGTAATTGGGTACAGATTGCACCGGTATCAATTCCACCGTTAAATGTTGGTTGGGAGCGAATAGATGATGGACAATACAACATATCAAGTCCATTTAATTTTAGTGCGAATATAGCATATACCGTACCGAATAATGGAGCAGTATTAACAAAGAAAGGATTAAGCATTTACAACGTAAATCATTCAACTTTTGTATGCGATGGTATTGATAATACGTTTCTTTTAACCGTAGCATTTAAAGCGCATTTGAATACAAACAATGGACATATGCAAATGTATTTAGAAGCGGCAGGTACTACACCATATACAAGAATAAGCGACATTGTAACATTCCCAAAAGGAAATGGAGTTGAACATATCTATTCAAAGAGTTTTCAATTTTACGCTGATGAAGAAGCGTGCAACGAAGGAATACAAGTAAAGTTCAATGCATCCCATTCAGGAAGTATTTACGATGTGATATATTTCATCCAAAAGATTCAAGATCATGCATAAGACACCATCGAGAACATCCCCAAAAGGTGGAAGGCGTGGTTGCCTATGTCCGGACAATACTTATTCAAGTGAATGTTGCGATGGATCATTACAAGCGCAAGGTATCGGAGCAACGGAAGGGCAACACGATGTGATAGTAAACCATGAAATATATTCAAGGAATATTGAAAACGTAAATGAAGCAATAAGCGAAGGAGTGCAATCAAATATCACGCATGATAATAACGTGCGAACGATTCATTCCGAACATTAAAAATGCAACAATATAAATCTAAATAGTTAATTAATCATGAACAAAGAAGTATTAAAAAAAATGTATAGCGGAACAGAGAAAGTTTCGTTATCTGAAGTTAAAGTTGATCTTGCATTGCGAGATGATATCAATGCAGGATTTCAAAAATTTCAAGGTCAAAAAGATACTGCTAAAAAAGCAATAAGCAAAGCTGAAATGGCATCTATTGATGCATTTAACAATTATGCTGCATTGACTGGATTTGCAAATGCTACATTGGGAGACATTAATACAATGAGAACAAAAGCAAAAGAACTTGGATTAGATTTAGATCCTGCAATGCTTGATATGGAGAAATCTTTGAAATCTGAAATTAATGCTCTCAAATCAAATGCAACTACTTTACAAGGTGCATCAAAAACATTGAGTGATGTAAGAATATCAATTAAATAATTATGAAAACACACGAAGTATTAAACGCAATTCGCACCGTTCTTGGAATGGATGTGAAACTTGCACAAATGACATTAGTGGATGGAACAACAATCCTTGAAGCTGAATCATTTGAAGCAGGAATGGAAGTATTCATCGTTACGCAAGATGGTAACGTACCATTGCCAGTAGGAGAATACGAACTTGAAAACGGGCAAATGCTTGTTGTAGCACAAGAAGGTATCATCGCTGAAATCAAAGAAGTGGGAACGGAAGAAGAAGCACCATCAGCGGAGGAAGCACCGGAAATGGAGCCTGCGGAAGCAACAATGAGTGATGAAGCGAAACCAAAAAAGACAATTGAATCAATCATCAAAGAAACTTTGTTTTCAGAGGTTGAAAAATTAAAGGCTGAAAATGAGGAATTGAAAAGCAAATTGGCAGGATTGGAACTATCAAATCATGAACCAGTAAAGCCGATTGTATTCAATCCTGAAAATGAACAAAAGCAAGAGATGTTTAAGTATGCCACAAAAAGACAAGGCAACGCAACAGATCGAGTAATGAGTAAACTATTTAATTAATAAAACAACAACAAAAATAAGATGGCAACAACTTTAGACATTACAACAACTTACGCAGGCGAATCGGCAGGTAAATATATCGGTGCTGCATTATTGTCCGCAAACACAATCGAAAACGGTGGAGTAACGGTTATTCCTAACGTGAAGTATAAGCAAACGGTTAAGCGTACAGACATAACTGATCTTGTAAAAGATGCTTCATGTGATTTCGATGCTACGGGAACAGTTCTTTTAACAGAGCGAGTTTTAGAGCCGAAGGAATTGCAAGTAAACCTTTTGCTTTGTAAAAAAGATTTCCGTTCAGATTGGAATTCAATCGAGATGGGATATTCAACATACGATGTACTACCAAAGTCATTCTCTGATTTCTTCATTGCACGTGTACTTGGTCAAGTCGCTGAAGCAAATGAGCGTTCATTGTGGATGGGTAGCGGAGCAAACAACGGAGAATATCAAGGTATCTTCACAGAACTTTTGGCTAATTCGGGATCACTTGCAGCAGCAATTGGCGATGTAGCAATCACTGCATCAAACGTAATTGAAAAACTTGGATTGATCGTTGATGCTATTCCGGCAACATTGTACACAAATCCTGATTTGAAATTATATGTTTCTCAATCAGTAGCAAGAGCATACGTTCGTGCATTGGGTGGATTTGCAGCAGCAGGAGTTGGAGCGGCAGGAACAAACGCACAAGGGACACAATGGTATGGAATGGGATCAGGTTTATCATTCGATGGTATTCCATTGTTTGTAGCAAACGGATTGGATTCTACAATTTCAGCTTGTGTTGCAACTACATCAACTAACTTGAATTTTGGAACCGGATTGCTTTCTGATTCGCAAGAGTTGAAATTGATTGATATGGGAATGATTGACGGATCACAGAACGTTCGTTTTGTTGCTCGCTATACGGCAGGAACACAAATCGGAATTCTCGAGGATTGCGTTATCTATTATTTAGATTAATTTTTAATCAAAATATAACGGGGATGGTTTGTTACGGCATCCATCCCTTTTTTAATAACATTCAAAAACAAATTAAAAATGGCTTGTGATATTAGCAATGGAAGATTAGAAGCGTGCAAAGATTCGGTTTCGGGTTTAGATGCGATCTACATCATCAATTATGGAATCAACATTGACAACGTTACTTATTCAGCTACGGTTGGACAAGAGGACGTTATTACAGATATTACTGGAGTTGATTTCCTTTACAAATATGAATTGAAAGGAGCAAATAGTTTCGATCAGACAATTCAAACATCAAGAGATAACGGTACTACATACTTTGAGCAAGTATTGGTATCTCAATTAAAAAAACAAGATCCAACAACTCATAAGACAGTGAAGTTATTGGCTTATGGTCGACCGCATATCGTAGTACGTACAAGATCGCATCAGTTCTTTTTGATGGGGTTGGAGCGTGGTGCTGATGTAACGGCAGGAAATATTTCAACGGGCACTGCACTTGGAGATTTCAACGGGTACAATCTTACATTCACTGCAATGGAGAACATCCCTGCAAACTTCTTGGATGCAGTTACAGAGGATGATTTGGCAGGAGTATTCGGTTTAACAACTGCGGAAATCGTAACTGATTAAATTTAACGCAAAACGTTCGATTGGGAAAGGGGGTAGCAAACGTGCGCTCCCTTTTTTTTATGAAACAAATCGAGAAAAGAAAGTTATTTAATCATGATAATATTAACACCTGATATTGAAACGAAATCGGTTTACGTGATTCCACGAAACAATGATTTTTCAGTATTCCAAATTACGGATGATAGTACAAACATACCACAAACGTTTGACATTACCGGATGGATTGATCATGATTACTATGTTGAATTGGAAGTTGATTTCACAGAGGAATTAATCGAGAATCATTTTTACGATTTGGTATTATTTGATGATACGGAAAATGTGATTTTTAAAGATCGCATATTCATCACAAGTCAAGAGATCGATACTTTCTCGGTAAATTCATATCCTGATAATTCAAAGAAGTACAAATCAAATCAATCGAACAACACATATTTAACTTATGGAGAATAAAGAAAATCATGTGCGAGTAATTGAACTTGCAAAATATGAAGCGCCAGTCATTCAAGAGAATAGTAAAGAAAATTGGGCTGAATATGGAGTTGATAACAACTTTTATCAGTATTTAATTGATAGATACACGTATAGTCCAACGAACAATGCAGTAATCAATAACATTTGTAAGTTGATTTACGGTCGTGGGTTGAATGTATTGAATGCTTCAAAGAAACCGCAGGAATACGCACAAGTGATTACGTTGTTCAAGAAGGATGATACAAAACGATGGATTCAAGATTGCAAGATGCTTGGACAATTCGCTTTACAAATAATCTATTCTCCGGATCGAAAAATGATTGAGAGCGTACATCACATTCCCGTTCAGTTATTAAGACCGGAAAAATGCAATAAGGATGGAATAATCGAAGCGTACTACTATTCGGATAATTGGCAGGATACAAAGAAATTTCCACCAAAACGAATTCCTGCATTTGGACAATCAAAAGAAAAGTTGGAAATTATGTTCTGTCAACCCTATACGGTAGGAATGAAATATTTTTCTTATGTTGATTATCAGGGAGCATTACCTTATGCGGTATTGGAACAAGAGATTTCCGATTACTTAATCAACGAAGTACAGAACGGATTTAGTGGTACAAAGATCATAAACTTTAATAATGGCATCCCTACCGATGAAGAAATGGATGAAACCGAACGAAAGGTAACGGGCAAACTAACTGGAGCAAGAGGAAAGCGAGTAATCGTATCTTTTAATCATTCGGATGCACAAAAAACAACGGTTGATGACATTCCGTTGAATGATGCACCTCAACACTACGAATATTTAAGTGAGGAATGCACACGCAAATTGTTATTAGGGCACAATGTTACAAGTCCATTGTTATTTGGAATTTCAAGTTCAAACGGGTTTAGTTCAAACGCTGATGAATTAAAGAATTCATTTGTTCTTTATTATAACATGGTTATTAAACCATTTCAAGATTTGATTATTGACGCATTCGACAAGGTATTAGCATACAACGGAACAGTATGCACATTGTATTTTGAAACATTGAAACCTTTGGAGTTCATGGATGCATCGGGAAATATTGTTGATCAATCTTTGAGTTCACATGATGATACTGCGGAGCGTTTAATTTCGCTCGGACATGATGCTGAAGATAAATGGATTTTAATAGATGAATTTGCAGTTGATTATAATACAGATCATGAGGATACAGATATGCTCTTAAATCGAACGAAAACATCAAAATCAATGCTTTCTCGATTAGTTGAATTAGTAAATACGGGTTATGCAAGACCAAATGCAAAGAGTGAGCAGGATGATTATGTTGATGGGGTTAAATTTATTACCCGATATAGATACGATGGAGACGTTAAAACGAATAGTCGATTATTTTGTAAAAAAATGATTGAAGCCAATAAGATATATCGAAAGGAAGATATACTTCAAATGGAAAGTCAAGTGGTAAATGAAGGATGGGGACCGAAAGGAACAAATACTTACGATATTTGGAAATACAAAGGCGGTGGAGATTGCCATCACAAATGGATGAAGCAAGTATATGCATCGTTTGACGATTCAGTTGGGATCGATGTTAACTCCCCATTGGCAAAAACAGTTGCGGTAGAGAAAGCGGAAAGCTATGGTTATGTAGTTAAGAATCCAAAATTCGTTGAACAGATGCCGAAGGATATGCCAAACAGAGGATTTTTGCCTACAAATCCACGATTTAAAAAATAAGAAATGGAAGTTTTATTAATTACAAGAGATGATTTAGTTCGATTTACCGCATTGGGTGGATCGGTTGACACTGATAAATTCATTCAGTTCATCAAAATAAGTCAGGATACGCATATTCAAGGATATTTAGGTACAAAGTTATTGCATAAGTATCAGCAATTAATCGAAGATAATGAAATCGATGATTTGGAAAACGAGAAATATAAAACTTTACTTTTGACATTTATTAAACCAATGATGATTCATTGGGCAATGGTGGAATATTTACCGTTCGCAGCTTATTCATTTTCAAATAAAGGAATGTATAAACACACATCGGAGAATGCTGAAAATATCGAAAAGTCAGAAGTTGATTATTTAGTGGAAAAGGAGCGAGATATTGCACAAAGTTACACACAGAGATTCTTGGATCACATGGGAACTTATTCAAGTTTATATCCGGAATATTTGACAAATAAGAGCGGGGATGTCTTCCCTAATAAAAACAATTTTTTCAAAGGATGGTACATATAAAGCAGTATAAACCGAAGGAGGAAAATATCAAAAAACTTGAATTATTTTTAAATAAGATCAACAATGACAGAAAAGAAAATAAGCGAATTCGCAACGGAAACAACGTTACAAAGCACTGATTTATTATTGATATCACAAGATGATGGAGTTGGTGGATATTTGAGCAAGAATGTTACCGCACAAACGGTTAAAGAATTCGCTCAAGGCAATTCGTATCAAGAAGTAAAGATATTTTTTAAACAGACGGGTACTGGCACACCATCAATCAGCGGAATAATTGATGATTTTGGTTTGACATTAACGGCAGCGAGATCATCAGTTGGTACATATTCAGTAAGTGGATTTGCAGGAAATCTTGCAGGGAATTATGAAATTTATATAAATACAAACATGATGACACCGCAGGGACAGATAACAACTAAACCAACAAGCACATCAGATTTAGCAGTAAAGACATATTTCAACGGTACATTAACTGATGGGATTGCGGATATTGATGGATTAACAATTACTTTGAAAATATATTAATGAAAACCTATTTTACAACTTTATCACTTGCGTTTATTACGATCTTAACACCAATTAAACCGCTTATATTGATTGCGTTTGCAGCGATCATTTTGGATACTTATTTTGGTATATGGAAAACGGTACGAACAAAAGGATGGAAAGCAATACGATCAAGAAGATTGAGCGACACGATAACAAAGACTCTATTGTATGTTGGAGCCATTGTCATGATCTTCATGGCTGAAAAGTATATGCTTAATGGTATCGTTGATTACTATGCAAGAATAGACAACGTATTAACAAAGGCTTTCACATTGTTTTGTTTGGTAACTGAAGGAAAATCCATCAATGAATCTTATAATGCCGTTACGGGAAAGAATTTATGGAACTCATTTGTTTCATTTACGAAGCGAGCAAGGGAAGAAAGCGAAAAACTAAAAGAACATGGCGATTAAAAGTACAGAGCGCAGGGTTGACGAACTTGAAATCGAGGTTGCGGGTTTATCAGGCGGTGGAGTAACTGATGGAGATAAAGGAGATATTACCGTAAGCGGATCAGGAGCCACGTGGACAATTGATTCGGGAGCGGTAACGAACTCAAAAATTGCAAGTGGAATTACTGCATCAAAGATTACGCAAGATTCAACACATCGTTTTGCAACGGATACAGAGAAATCAACATGGAACGGAAAAGCGGATTTAGTTGGTGGAGTTGTTCCAACATCACAAATTCCGGCTATTGCAATTACGGAGTTTTTAGGTAGTGTTTCAAGTCAAGCTGCAATGCTTGCTCTTATTGGTCAAGTTGGGGATTGGTGCATACGTACAGATGAACAATATGGATATGTAATTGTCGGAAGCAATCCGGCAGTTTTAGGAGATTGGCAAAAGATTGTCACTCCTGCTTCGCCAGTTACAAGCGTTAACGGTCAAGTTGGTACGGTTGTATTGGGTGCAACTGATGTAGGTGCGCCATCAGGATCGGGAAGTTCATCAGGAACAAATACCGGAGATGAAACAACATCATCCATCAAAACGAAGTTAGGCATTACAACTTTGTCGGGATCGAATACGGGAGATGAAACTACCGCAACAATAAAAACAAAATTAGGAAGTGCATCAGCATCGCAGGATGGTTATTTATTAAGTACGGATTGGTCGACATTTAACGGAAAGCAAGCAGCATTAGGATTTACTCCACCACCGAATACACGAAGCATATCAACAAATGCACCATTATCAGGCGGTGGGAATTTAACTGCGGATCGAACTTTGTCAATTAGTCAAGCCACAACATCATCTGATGGATATTTAAGTTCAACTGATTGGAATACTTTCAACGGTAAACAAGCAGCATTAGGATTTACTCCGGTACCTCAAACGAGAACTATAACAATAAATGGAACAACTCAAGATTTAAGCGCAGACAGAACATTCACAATTACTGATCCATTAGGGTTTACATCAATAATCAAAAGTGCAAACCAAGATGTAACTAATTCATCCACATTTGTTGATGATACAGATCTTCAGTTTTCAGTTGTTGCCGGTGGAATGTATATCGTTGAAATGCAATTAATCTACTCAGGAAATAACCTTACTGCTGATTACAAATTTCAATTTTTAGTAACGTCAGGAACGATAACGGGAAGGGGAATTTATTTAGGATATACGGTGGGGAGTTCATCAACTGCTTCACCTATAACTGCATCAGCAACTAATGCGATTACGGCAGTATCACTTGGAGTGGTTGAAACGAATGTAGCTCAACCAATTACTTGTACTATTTATTATACGTTTACAGCAAGTGCAAATGCTACGTTTAAATTTCAATTTGCAAACAATACGGCAACACCAAGTGCAATTTCACGAACGAATAAAGGAACCTATTTAAAATACAAAAAGCTAAATTGATGATTTTAATTAATGTATTTTGTGCATGGATGATTGTACTTTGTTCATTCACATTTTTAAAGATTGTTTTTGAAAAGGAGTTGATGACAAGGTTTCATTTCATTGAAAGGATGTCAATGCGATTTGGTATTCTATTTATATGTATTGCTGAATCCATTATTGGCTATGAAAACATGGAGCCTACATTGCAAGAATTATTATTGAATATCGGTATATGTATTGTATCGATGTTTTTAAATTACAACTATTATAACAAGAAAAAATGGTAAGAAGTTACATAAGCAAAGAATTATTGGATAGAGTAAAAACGTTGATGAATTTTCAATATATTCCTCATGATATTTGGATATTGGGAGTTAGGAGTAAAGATGATTTAACAAATCAATTCGATGATAAATTTTATATTTTTCGTGGAGAGATGTTTCTGATGGTTACATCCGGTACAACAAACAAGGGATTGAAAGGATCGGCAGTGATGTTACCTGATTGGTGGCATTACGAAGTTTACAAGTACGGATTGCATAAAGGCAAAATGAAAGCCTTGAAGCAAGTCAAACCAATTCCATATTATCGAGATTACAACAACGATGGGAAAACGGATTTATCCGGAAAGTTAAACAACGATATTATAGGACTAAATTTTCATGGATCAACATACGTAGAAGGAAGCAAGACAATACAACAAACGATCGGTGCATGGTCAGAAGGTTGTCAGGTTTGCAATCAGAATGGAGATTATGAAAAAATAATCAAGTTAGTAAAGACACAAGCATACGTATCGTATTGCTTAATAAATGAGTTTTAAGGCACTTTAATACTCAAATGCATAAATGATATTAAAAAAGTTTATTAATCGCTTAAATCAAATAAAAATGGCTAAAAAGAAAAGGAATTTGGATATACATATCGACACAAAGA